GAAACAAATGAAAACAAGCAATACAGGAATAGAATTAATTAAAGTCTTTGAAGGCTGTGAACTAGAAGCATATCATTGTGCTGCTGGAGTACCTACAATAGGGTACGGACACATTAAAGGTGTAAGCATGGGTGATACAGTTACCCTAGAACAAGCTGAAGAAATGCTAGTAGAAGAACTAAATGAGTATGAGGGCTATATTAATAATATGGTTACAGTTCCTTTACAGCAAAACCAATTCGATGCTATGGTATCGTGGGTTTATAACCTTGGAGGTGGAAACTTGAAAGCAAGTACACTTCTTAAAGTATTAAATCAAGGAGAATTCGAAGGAGTTCCTGCTCAAATTATGAGATGGAACAAAGCGGGTGGTAAGGTACTAGAAGGGCTTACACGGAGACGACAAGCAGAGGCTGACTTATTTAGTGGAAATTAAATGGGAAGGTCAAACTTTTAACATAAACCAAGAGATGTGGGATGCTATGAACGCACACGCAACAGAGCGTGACATGGACATATCAGAATACATAGCTGAAGCATTTACCAAACTCAAAAATGACTCTAAAAACACAGTTCACGAATGATACACTAGAAGAACAATTAAGAGAGATAATCTGCGACCAGCAGAAAGAATTAAACTCTCTACGGGCTTCGGTTACTGTACTAGAAAACTCAGTAGCAGAAGAACAGGAAGGGAAGTATAGAGCATACATAAAGTATGTTGACTTACAAAAGGAAATAAAATGGCAGACAAAAAACAAATACATCGAGTAGAACTAGTAGTACAACTCGATGATGCAAAAGTAGGAGAGTTAGTAGATCAAATCTATGACATAACTCTGTATACTAAAGGGGTACGAATTGTGTCCTCCGACACAACACCCTTAGATATTGAACAAGTAGAGAATGCATGGATAAAGGACATTATCAATATAGATAAGTTGAATAAGCATATAAAAAAGAATCAAGTAGATATAGAGCAAGTGGAATCTCTACAAAATCATACCCACAGTCCATCTAATTGGACAGAGTACGAAGAAACCTTAGTTGATCTTCGTGAAAAGTTGGAGAAACTAGAAACATGGCACAACCAAGTGAACAATTCCAAGGAGACATGAGCCGAAATGAGGTCGAAATTGATCTCAATAAATTCATGGCAATGGTATCAGAAATAGGTGAATTAAAAGCCAAGATAATGGAAATGGAAAATGAGAGAGAACCCGATAATCCTTGGCAAAAGGCTATATGGTTTTCTAATATGATAGATGCCTGGCGTATCTTTCCAAGAATGTTTTTAAGTATTTATATGTATTTACTATACTATTGTACTTTTTGGTTCATGGAACTAGATGTACCCACATTAGAGCAATCGGGATTGATTTCGATTGTAGTAGGAGCAGGCGCAGCTTGGTTCGGACTCTATGCAGGAACAGCGAAAGACAAGATCAACGGCGGGAAGTAACATTTTTAGCAAACCTAAAAATATTACTTGACTTTACCTCAAAAATTTAGTATAATATATGTATGAATTTATTTTACTTAGACGAAAATTTAGATAGGTGTGCTGAATACCATGTTGACAAGCATATTGTCAAGATGCCACTAGAAGTAGCACAGATTTTATGCACAAGCATATGGATCGACAAGTTCTTAGGATTCGTTCCTAGAGCTTTGAATAAAGAAGAACGAGATGTATTGAATGAAGAAAAAGCAAAGATCAAACACCTTCTTCCAGAGGACAGACCAATCACACCTTATCTACCAATGATGTATAATCACCCATGTACTATATGGGCAAGGTCATCATTAGATAATCACGAGTGGACACATTGCTACGGCAATGCCTTGAATGATGAGTATAGATACAGATATGGTAAAGAACACAAATCTATAGATCAAGTAGTAAATAAATTACCCGAGCCAGTACACATGAAAAGAGTAGGCTTTACAGAATTTGGATTAGCTATGCCAGATGAGTTGAAAGATTATGACAATCCGATACAATCGTACAGAGACTATTACCATTTAGATAAAGCAACCTTTGCAAGTTGGAAATTCAGAGATAAACCACCTTGGTGGAACGAGGACTACGCAGACTATGAAAGTCGTATTACAAGATAGTCCCCTCATATCCGTCTGTTTTCCAGCTCACTGGACGCAGGGTAACATAGACACTTGGTTAGCCAAGTGGTATTCATCACGAAATTTAACACATTAATAGGAAAGAAATGTACGACCAGAAACCAAACACAGAACAGAATTTTAATGACTACGCAAAGTTTGTAGTCAGCACAACATCTAAAGAAAGTTTAGATACAGTCAAACTATGCGAAAGGCTAGTTGACCTCACATTAGAACACCCTAAAACTGAATTCTCTCAGCTACTCACAGCATCAATCGGTATGCAAGCTGAATCAGGAGAGTTCTCCGAAGTAATCAAAAAGATTATATTTCAGGGTAAACCATTTAACAAAGACGAACGATTCCATCTCAAGCGTGAGCTGGGCGATGTACTATGGTACTGGGTTCAAGGTTGCAGCGCATTAGGGTACACTCCGCAAGAAGTGATGAATGAAAATATTAATAAACTCGAGAGTAGATACCCTAATGGCTTCGAAGTAGCCATGAGTGAAAACAGACAAGAAGGAGACATATAATGCAGTTTTTAGGTGGAATAGCACAAGTAATAGCAGGAGTCTTTGGCTTAGTAGTAGTATCAAGTTTACTTTTTAACTACGACTTTATGCCAGAGTTTCTAGAATCTTTGAATAGTTTAACAGGCTTCTTTGGTCTATTAATATTCATAACCTTATTGACAGGGGATAGATAGTGCTTAATTTTTTAAATGAAGTAATACTTCTGCCTTGGTCAGTAGGCAAATACCTTTTTAGTTTTGCAGTGTACTGGTATACTGTTAACTATACTATGAACACTAATGCTTTCTTAGCTTTTACAGAATATGTAGAGCAGAGATGGAATGACTGGGTTAAAAAGAAATGAGTATGGTAAGCTACAATGAAGATATAAATTATAAGTTTCACGAAGATGTTACTATAATTAGAATACTAAAGTACATAGATCAAACCTATGACCAACACTATGCCCAAGGCAAAATACAAGCTACTGAACTCGTCTTTGACGCAGGTCATGGCGAAGGTTTCTGCATAGGCAACATATTAAAATACGCACAGCGTTTTGGGAAGAAAGACATAGAATACCCTACGGCAGACTTATACAAAGTTATTCACTACGCTATGATACTACTAGGGCATATACAACACGAGAGCAGTCTTCAACTAGAAAAGGAGATGCGAGAGTACGAAGAACAGATGAATATGGACAGAGACTAGTGCAGATAGAAGCATTTACAGAAATATTTAGTCCTGCATTCAGATCTTTTTTAAGTAGAATGTATGTAGACTACATGGATGAAACTAAAGGTTTTCATTCTATAACAGAAGATGAACCTACCTACATAGTAGACAACTTTAAATTTCTAGTAAGGAAATTTAATCAACAGAACGGTAACCAGGCCTGGAATAGAAAGTAATGTCATTCGCAGAAGTACACCGCCAGTTATGGCGACAGGAAAGAATTGTAACATATAAATCACTTACGAGTAGTAAAACTCACAAAGTAAGATGTACCATCAATGTAACCTTTATGCAGAGTACATCTGATAAAATACTTTTGTGGGACTTAGATAGTAAGAAAACTATTGACATAGAAGTCAATACAATAACAAACATAAAATAATGGCAATAAAACAAAAGAAACATGAGAAATTAGATGATGTTAATGTTGCTAGAGTAATAGAAGCTTTAGCGGCAGACAAACCTATCACAAAGAAAGAAGCCTGTGAGATGTTAAACATAAGTTATAACACTACCAGATTAACTAATATTGTGAAGGACTATGAGGAAACTCAACAGTATAGGGCAACACGAAAAGCTTACAACAAAGGTAAAAAAGCTACAGACATGGAAATAAAATCCACAGTTCAAAGATACCTAAGTGGTGAACCAGTAAGTGATATAGCTAAAGGATTATACCGATCTGCTACCTTTGTAAAAGGAGTA